CATGGCAGCCAACTTCAACACCTTGCTGATGCGGGCGAAAGAACTGCCGGATGATGTTGTGGTCTACTTTTTCGGTCACAGCGAGCGTGACGGAGACGGTGGCGAGAAGTTCAAGACCATCGGTAAGCTGCTGGACGAGAAGGTCTGCGTGGAGGGGTACTTCACCATCGTCCTGAAAACCGTTGTACAGGATGGGCGATACCTGTTCAGCACTCGCAATGATGGGATGGACACCGTGAAAACCCCTCTGGGAATGTTCAACGATGCACTGATCGAGAACGACCTCGCCGCCGTAGACAAGACCATCCGTGAGTATTACAACATCCCGGTTCAGCCGGACAGCAAAGGAGAGTAACAGATGAAGAACATCAACTGGAATGACGTGCAGGAAGCCACCGAACGCCGTGACTTGCCTGTTGGCGGCTATGTTGCCGGTATCTGCAAGGCAACGGACGAACCCGCAAAGGAGCGTCTGAACATCGAGTGGGAAGTCGCAGAGGGCGAGTTCAAGGGTTACTGGCGTGAGCAGACAGCTTCCCTTATCGAGCGCGGTAAGCTGAATCCGGGCGAATGGGCATGGGGCGGCAAGACCATCAAGAGCTACAAAGAGAAGGCGCTGCCATTCTTCAAGGGTTTCATCACCGCTGTGGAGCAGTCCAATCCCGGCTACAAGTTCAACAACGATGAAAAGGCCCTGCGTGGCAAGCTGGTCGGCGTGGTTCTCCGTGAGGAAGAGTACATGGGCAACGATGGCAACGTCAAGACCAAGCTCGTTGTTGACCGCTTTACCAGCGTGGACAAGATTCGTTCCGGCGATTATGAAGTCAGACCGAAGAAAACGCTGTCTGGTGGGTCTGGCTCCGGCTACTCGCAGGGTGTGAACGATGACTTTTCCGTGATTGAGGACGACGGTTCGCTCCCTTTTAACTAACGGTTACGCTACCGGAACAAAAGGCGAGAAAGGAACGCTATGTTTTACCGTCCGAAAGTAGTTCGATGCCGCCTGAAAACTGGCGGGAAAAGCATCGAACAAATCAAAGAATCCCACAAGGGGCAAGGGCTGGTTTATCGGGATTTTGAAAGTCTCCAACAGATGTACGATGCTTTTTCTGGATTGATTGTTGAACTGTCCCTTTGGGAGTATGACAACCACGAAAGTTATCATCTCGAAAGCTGGAAGCCAGAAGATGATGAAAAAGTTATGATGGGCGTTTATTACGCAGAGCAAACGCATCCGTTCCCTCGATACAAGAACGATTTTGAAAAATTCAAAGTGGACTGGGAAGCAAAGAAATATGAATGCGAAGGCGCATCTCTTGTTTTTGAGCCAGCAGATGTTGAAGAACTCGAAACCATCTGCGAAGAAGTTCCTTCGTCTTGACCGCCTACCTTATATAAGAGCTGCGCTATCTGGCTGGACGGGCGTTTGGAAAGATGATTACCTGCTGTCTAAACTGCACATCGCGCCACCAAGCCTGCCACGACACTTGCGAGAAGTACAAGGCAAAGAAGAAAGACTTCGAGGAACGCAAGGCGTTCGTGTATGAGCTGAACCACAGCCAGAGCGTGTACCACCGCAACTACGAGGACAAGCACCGGGAACGTGGCAAGAAGCGGTATCTCGGAAGTGAATTTAGAGGTGAAAGAGGATGAAAAGAAAGTATAAGCCGGGCAGTTGCATCATTTCACTTGATGATTTGATGAAGCAGGAGTTTGTTTACTGCGCCGGAAAACTTGTTCACAAAGGCTGGTTTGGTAGCTGGCAACTGCGATATGCAAATAGCGAACTTGCTCGGCTGCGTATCAGAGAAGCCAAAAAAATCGAGGACAACGCATGAACACCGGCAAGCAGTTTGAAGCAGACTTCAAGGCATCCGTTCCATCCGATGCGTGGTGCTACCGCCTGAAAGACAGTGCTGCCACCTACTACGGCGGCAACGAGAACTTGTCGTTTTCCATTGACAACATCTGCGACTTCCTTGTGTACCGATACCCGATGAACCACCTGTTTGAGCTGAAAACCATCGAAACGCCCTCTATCCCTCTGGAAAAGATGTTCGGCAAGTACGACAAGGCAAAGTGCAAGTACCGCAAGGAAAAGCACATCACAGACATGGTGGAAGCGATGGGGTACAGCGGTCAAACAGCCCATGTGATAGTCAACTATCGGGCGGTCAACCGCACCTTTGCAATCTCTGCCAGCAAAGTTCTGGCGTTCCGTTACAACGAAAGCCGGAAGAGCATCCCTTGGCAGTGGGCAGAGCAAGAGGGGATAGAGGTCAAGGCAAAAAGACTGCGTGTCCATTGGCGGTATGAAGTGGATGGGCTGCTAAAGAGATTGGAGAAGGAAAATGCAACTGTCTGAAAAACAAGAATTGGTAAGGCTTCTGGGGTTGTACCAAAACGAACTCCTTATGGAGAACGAAGAAAACCTTAAAAAGAAAATGAGAAGAGATGAAAGCCCGAAGAAGGTCGTCGCAGATTATTCATACGGCGTGAAAGCTCAGTATGAACACGCAAGAATCATCATCAAGAAACTTTCTGTTGAAATCGGAAAAGAACTCAAGGCTAGTTGGGAGTTGTGGTGAAAATGACAATGGTATGCGATAGGTGTGGCGAAACGTTTACGCTTGAAGAATGGAACAAAATGAATAGGAAAATTGAAGTTCGTCCAATAATTGGAGGGGAAGAAGGGTGGGGCGTTCTTCTTTGCCCCTCTTGCATGGCAAAGCTGAACGATTGGTTGAAAGGAGAACAGGAACGACAAGCAAAATGGATTTACGACCATGAAAGCAACTCAATCGAGTGTGACAAATGCAGAGCAGAATACAAACTCTCGCCGTATGAACGTGTATCGGATTTTGATTATTGCCCTAACTGTGGTTCAAGAATGGAGGGAATAAAAGAGTGAGTGTTGTCTTTAAGTGCGACAGGTGCGGTGAGATTTTTAATCGGAAAGTGCATGACATAAACGATTGCTACGGTACTGCAAATTCGATTCTGTTCTTAGATTGCACGGTGGAACACAACCGTTTTGGACTGGGCGAAGAACCGATTCAACTTTGTCCGTCCTGCATGAAAGAACTGAATGACTGGTTAGAGCCAAACAAAGAAAAACCAGACAACGAAAACAAGAACGAATGGAAAAACATGACTACTCAACCGCAATGTGGAGCGGCTGTCGAAATAAAGCTTGAAAATGGAGACCTCGACATTGCGTACCGTAGATATAACGATAAACGCTGGTTTCAAAGCAGTGGTGAGTGGGTTTCAAGTGATGTCAAAATCGTTGCATGGCGGTACATCGACTGAAAGGAGAACAGAAGTGAGCAAGAAAGTTTCAGACATCTTGCCCGAGACGGAAATCTTGGCGCAGTTGGCAGAAGAAGCATCCGAGCTGGCACAGGCTGCGTTGAAGCTGCGCCGTGCGCTGGATGGCACGAACCCGACACCGAAGAGCGTGAAAGAATGCCGAAAGGCATTTGAGGAAGAATATGCAGATGTTGTGAACTGCAGTATTGCTTTGGACTTGGACGATGCAGCCTTTGATCGAATGCAGAAAATGCAACACGAAAAGGAAGCCCGTTGGCTCTCTCGCCTTGAAGCAAAGGAGAATAAAAATGGCTGAATATTATGTTGGATGTGGGCTATTCGGAACCATCTATGCCGGAACGATGATGAAGCAACGGAAAGATGGATTGCAACTATGGAGAAGCAAGTCTGATGTGACCGATGAAGCGGTCTCCGCTGTTCTGTCTCATTTTGTTATTGAAATGGATAGTTTAGACAAAGCGAAACTCGAAAAAGTGTGGGGCGTTACTGGAAACAAGAAGCTAAAAGTTACATTCGAGCTTTCCGCCGATAAGGAGCAGTCAGATGAATAAGCGCAGAAACCGCCCCTCGAATGGCAATCAGGCAATGTCATCCAACCTCCGCAAAATTGCACGGCAGAACCAGTTGTACGGCTTTCGCATGGCTCTGGATGGTGTCACCGCCACATGGGGCGCACTGATCCAGAATCTTCGGTGCGATGCAGACCTGACCGATGAACAGGTGCAGAAAATCATCCGCATTGGTGATAGGTACTGGGAGATGGTTGGACAGTTCAAAAGCGAAAACATGACCACTGACGAGTTTGCGGATTACATCACCGCAAAGTCAGAACAGGTAGAAAAAGAGTTGAGAGAAAGGTGGAGCTAACAATGTTTGAATTTGTAACCCGCTGGCTGGTCTGCTTAGTCCTGCTGGCGGTAGTAGTTCAGTCTGAACGGACAATCAAAAACACGGTAGACAACCTGTTTGAAAAACGGCAGGCAATGCTTGTCTGGCTGTTCGTCAACGTGTGTCTGGCCGTTTGTACGGCTGTTGTGATGGGGTGGAAATGATGGACAACGAACTTTACTGCCCGATGAAGATGACCAGCAATCCGCTTGGTCGGTGCGTCTGCGAGAAAGAAAAGTGCGCTTGGTGGCGGCAGGTTGAAAACTGTTGTTCCGTCTGGTGGATTTCATGTAAGCTAGACGGCATCGAAACGAAAATGAAGAGGTAAGAGTATGAAAAAGCGAATTTACCTTGTTCTCGAAACCGAAGCAGACGAGGATGACAAGAGCATCCTTAGCGATATTGAGCAGGAACTTGGAATGGCTACGCACTATTTTGAAACCTGTTCTTATAGCGAAATTGGCTTTGAGGGCTTGTGGATAAGCACATTTGAGAAGCCGCCCAAGAAAGAAGATGCAGATGAAAACGGCTATGTGACGGCGATTGCTGGGCAAATTACAAAGTCCGATTGCGTAGGTTATCCATATAAGTGGTTGTGGAATGTAGTTGCAAAGCATCCATGCGCATACCCTGTTTGGAAGCCTGTCAAGGAGGTCTGATACATGGCAACACCCAAACCAAAAATGAAAAATATAGAACCGGATATTTTGATTATTAACGTGATTGCGAAGAAAAACGATGGAACCATTGAACTTTCAGTTCCAGATGACGTATTCAATCAGGCAGAACAAATTTTGCTAAAGAGTGAACGAGGCGTATTTTGCAAAACTTTTTTGTCGGAGGCATGTAATGTCAATTAACAAAAAAATTCGTGAAATTATATATCAAAAATACGGCGGACGCTGTGCTTATTGCGGGAAAGAAATCTCTTACAAGGATATGCAAGTAGATCATTTCAAACCATTACGGTCGTGGGAAACAAAAGACAAAAACGCCAATGACGTTTCAAATCTCATGCCCGCTTGTCGTATGTGCAATCATTATAAACGTGCAAATTCCTTAGAAGTGTTCCGACGATACATTTCTGAAATTCCACGCAAGCTAAGAAACGACTACATTTATAAAATCGGCGTAGCTTATGGAAATGTAATTGAAAACGAAAAGCCAATCGAATTTTTCTTTGAAAGAGTAGAAAAAGAGCAAAAGAGGTGATAACTCTTGGCAACCCCCCCAAAGCGTGGTCGTGGCAGACCGCCGCTGACCGAAGCTGAAAAGAAAAAGCGTGAGAAGCGGGCGCAAAAGGCGAAAGAAGAAGCCGCTGCGAAGCGTGAAAAAGAGCGTGAGAAGAAGAAACAACAGATGCTTAACAAGCGGAAATCTATCCGCTCACAGGTAAGTAAAAAGGTGAAAGAGCAACAGGAGTTGGCAATCACGAGGTCGAAGATGATGAACACAGGCGATTTGCAGTCGAGAATCGGTGATGAAGAGGACAAGAAGGTCATCGGCATGATTGCAGCCAAGTATTTTGGCGACCTTCCGAGCGTGGACATGAACAACCCAATTGAAGTGCAGCAGCGCCTTGACTTCTTTTTTGACGCTTGCATCGAAGCTAGAATTTCCCCTGTGGTGGAATGGATTGCACTGGTTCTGGGCATCGAATGGGTGAGCTTGAAGCAAATTATGGCGGGCAAGCGTCGTGACGACAGCTTACAACAGAAGTACATCCTGAAACTGATTCTGCAAATGCAGTCCATGTGGGCGTACAACGGTATGTACGGTCAGGAGAACCCGGCAGAGTGGATTTTCCGGGCCAAGAACTACTTTGGTATGCGTGACAACGTGGAAGTCACAGTTGCGCCGCCTGAACAGCCGTTGGGCGATGCCCAGAGCGCAGAGCAATTGGCTCAGAAGTATCAGACGGCTTTGCCGAAAGGGATTGACGTGGAGTACAGAGATGTTGAGGAGTGATAACCTGTGGCAGACGAAAGCTATTATTGGTACAAGA